TCATATTGCATACCCATTTTAACTCTCCTGGTTTTCCTGTTGAGTAGCGAGTTTGGCTTTTAGCTCTTCAATTTGCTTAGCCTGCATCGCTACAATACCCATAACATGATCTCTTTGAGATTCCAGAAGCCCAAGCATTACTTGAACTTCTGGGTCTTTATGAGTCAACATTAGGTTTGAGTACCAACAACTACCCAAGTTGGGTTGCTGATTGCACCGGTATTGATATACAACTTACCAGCGGTCGAATCAACATATAAAGAACCCGTACCTGCGAAGTTATCACCAGTAGTACCGTTTGTAGGAGCCCCTGCATCAACCATAACTACAACGTCATCTTCCATACGGATGTTAGCTTTGGTATATGGTCTAACGCCAGAAGGACCACCAGCATCAGCTACAGGGTCTTGCATCTTCAGATCAATACCAAATTCAAAGCCAGAACCAGCTGTGGTTTGAGCCATTGCAACACCAAAAGCGCAACGAGCGGTAGTTACACCAGAATCGCCATCCATAAACGCCATAACAGCAGCATCGCCTGACAGGGTATTAGTATTAATAGTACCCATTACACCAGCCATTAAGCCGTTGTTAGCATATGTGCCAATAACTGCAAACTCACCTACTGCACCAGCCATGTGGTTAAAAGTAGTAGAAGGAGCTACAGCAAAAGGAGTGCCACACTGGACACGTCCAAATACAGAAAAAGCCTCACCAGGAGTTAGATAATCACTAGAACCAAAACCTGTAGTTGGCATTACACGGGCATAGAAGCCAGAAGCTGCCGTTCCTTCATCAACTGAAATTACAGTTCCTGAATTAATAGTGGTAGGAGTTAAGGGTTGTTGTGCGCTTGCGTCTCCGCCTTGATAACCAGCCCGCACTGGGCCTGAAAAAGTAGTTCTTGCCATTTTAAATTGTCCTTCATACAAAGTTCAGCTTATCAATCGTGTATGCGTCTGCTGGGGCAGTTTGATAAGCGATTTACCCAGATGTTTAAATCTTACTACAAACAAATAAAAAAGGGGAGTTTTTAGCCCCCCTTTTCTTTACTACATTACGCTCCTGGCGAACCAAACATTCCTAGTGGATCCGAGAATCCGAAGGAATAACGCTCACGAGACTTGTAACGTACGTTACCGGTGTCAAAGTCACCGTCCATGCTGTTTTGCAATGGGGTACGAACAAAGTGCTTCATGCCGTTTGGAACATCAGTGCACAAGAACCAAGCATTGGTGTCGGTCAGGTAGTTATTAACTGTATAACCTTCTGGGATCGAACCATTGTTCTTTAACGCATTGATGTCGTTATCCGCTGTACCAACACGAAGTTCGGTTTCTAGCAAACGAGTTGCCACGAACTGTAGTGCGGGTGGAACGATTAACTTACGTGGCTTAGCAGCGATTAACAGACCACGTTCATCTGTCCAAGCAGCGATCTGAATAACAGCGGCTTCCAAGGAAGTTTCGTTAAGATCAGCTGGAACAGCAGGCTCGTTTGAGTTAGTTCCGCCAGAGACTAGTGGGTGGTCAGTAGCAAATAAAGCTACGCCATCACCGCCTGGAAAACTAGCGCTAAAGCCATTGTTTAACACAGAAGCAGCACGAACTTGCTTGGTATACGCCATGGAACGAGCTAACGCCTTGGTATAACGAGCTGATAGGCTGTCATACAAGTTATCTTCAATAGCTTCTTCAGTTAAGCTGAAGCCTTGAGCGATCGTTACGTGGGTATAGCGAGCTGTGAAAGCCTCTTGTGCGTTGTCATAAGCAATTGCACTGCCTTCGTTTTTCACTGGGGCGGCACTAAAGCCAGACAACTTAGTTTCTTCTTCGAACGAACGTTCAGAGGTCTCTGTTTCATAGATCTCTTTATGTTGTTCACCATAAGTCGCATACTCCAAACCGAACAAAGCGTTCAAGCCTGGGAGGAGCTCTTTAAGTAGTTGGGCACGAGAAATAGCCATTTTTAAGCTCCTTAAGCGGCGTAATCAATACCCGTTGTACGGAGTATTTGTGGGTTGTTTAACTTCACTACTACTTCAGTGAAGGCCGTTGCGTTAGTCGCAGTTTCAGGTACAACAGAAACAACTCGAACTGGCAGAGTTGCTGCGTTGCCTTCGTTGTTAGTAGGAACAAGAACGCCTGTGCCAGAGTTACCAGTAGTTGTATTACCAGTACCTAGGTCAATTGCCATGTTAATACCTACAACGCTACGATTAACAGTAGTTACAACGCTGTTTGCAAATACAACAGCTACTTTAAAAGCAGCCATAGGATCATCAACAACATAAGCCACAGCCGAAGTAGCAGCAGCATTACCTGGGTAATATTGCGCTTGAACGGTTTGACCTTGACTGTTTACATACTGAACACCAACAAATACACCATAAGTGTAGTTAGCAGGGGTAGTTGTAGAGTCATTTGTAACACCAGATTTTTCAATAGTTCCACCATCGACTACAGCCACAATATCCCCGTTAAAAATCGCAGTGTTATAAGTACTTGCGATTGGCAATTGACGGGTTGCACCAGCGTAGGGTTTGCCGTCTACGCTGTTGATTGCGACTAGTCCATATGGAGCTGAAACGCTTGGATAAGCCATTTTTATACTCCTAAATTAAAATTAACCTTTACCAAAGCTCGTCGTGGATTTTCCTTCGTTAAAAAGGGGCATCCGTGGGTCACTTTGGCGCATAAGAGTGTTGTCTACAGCCACCATCTGAGCTTCTGCTTGCTTTTGGTAATGTGAATTACGTTGCACAACAAACTCTTCAGGGGTTTTGCATAACAACAAACCGCCAATCTCAACATTGTCTTTATATCGACTATTGGGATCAACTAGCAGTTGAAACTTAGGTTGTTCTTCAATTCGCACTGGCTCCCAACCTTCCCTCAGTTTTGCTGAGAGATTACGGGGGTCCGATTGATTTAAAGTAGATACCCTAATCCATCTGTACGCATAACCAGCCTGCTTGTCGGGCTCAGGTAAAAGCTCAGGAGGTGCCCACTGCTTGGGACGTTCTGAAAATTCACGGTCATCAGTACTTCTATCTAATCTATTTGTAGCCATGTCAGGCCTCCAATTTCATAAGTTCACGGACATATTGCTCTGGGGTAAGACCAAGTTTCTTAGCGATCGCAACTTGCGACTGCTTTAGCCTAATTTTTTTCGGTGCGGTCGACCGAGTTGCCGGAGCTACTACCGTTGCTGACTTAACCTTTGGCGTGTCTGCCTTTGGCGCTGCCTCTTCTACTTCTTCTGGCGGCTCAATGTCTTCATCAAAGCTTTCAGGGAACCGCTTGCGCATTGTTTTGTCTAACGTTGCGTAATATTCGTCAGAACCAATCTGCATTCCTTGGCGTTTTAGCTTCTCATGGAGTCCCAGAGCTGCTGCCGTCATTTCTTCGTCCTGTCCGAACCAAGTATTACGGTTTTGCCAATTTACCAACTTTTTGTCTTGTTGGGGTGCATTTTGATACTGTTGACTCGTTTGTACATCAAATCTATCTTCTTGTAAAGGGGGAAGTTTAAAGTTTTTTGCACTTTCAAGTTGAATTTGAGCTTTTGTTAGCGCCGCTTGAGCTTCCATAAGTTTTTCTGAGTCGCCAGCGTCATATGCTTCTTTATAAGCACGCTTAGCCATTTCATACTGAACTTCTGATGTAGTGGTAACGGCGGCTTTGTACTCTGCTTCACCTTTAGAAAGCATTTCCTTAATCCGCTTGTTCTCCTCCATCAAGCGCTGAGCAGCATCAATAGCTGCGTGTTGCTCCCGCTGGGCGTTATCTGCACGGCGACGCTCATCGTTCCAGACACGCTTCATCTTAATAAGCTTGTCCTTCGCTTCTTTACTGTATTTGTCTAAGTCATCAACTTCAACCTCTAGTTTCTTAACTTGTTCTGGATCAGCAGGTTTTCTACCTTGATCTTCCACAGGGGTATCGTCTTCAATCTCAATCTCAAGATCGTCTGATGAGCCTGCTTCTAAGGGTTTACCCTTATCTTCGTCCGTATCTACGGGTTTACCCTGATCTTCTATTTCATCAGGGAATTTATATACTTCTTTTTCCATTTCAGCCATGTCCAGCCTCCTTAGATAAATTTACGTTTGATGCCCCGTGGGTCCTGAACTACGGCTTCCACAGAATCGTCATTGATAATTCGAAACTCACGGTCATGAATAACTAATCGTGTACCTGCATTAGGTCGTACCAAAACAAAGTCACCTTCTTTACACCATGCTCCATTTGGGAAACGGACAGGATCTTTATAGCAATCTGCCCCCATCTTCACTACAAATAGCACTGTAGATAAGAGTTCATCATGCCGACGGGTTTCATCTGATTTAAGAATCCCGCTATCAAAGGCTTCTTCTGCTTCTGGTATTGCACATAATATGCGGTAGCCTCTAGGTTCAGGCAGTTGTTGTGCCCGCTCCTCAGCTGTTTTCTGCATCACAGCAGCTAAGTCTACTGCCCGTGATAAATCCAAAGTTTCACTCATCGTCCGAGTTCTCCAATTTACGTTTTAGGTCTAATATTTCCTGCCTTGCGAAAAGCAGACCTTTAATCTCTCCACAAACTCTTTGGTATTCGGAATAGTCTTTAGCTTGTCCGCTGCCTATCCAATCCCGTTTACCTATTATTTCTTTGTCTAGCATGTCCACTAGAACATCAGAAGCATCCATTAATTTCCTTTCTTAGGTTTCATAACATCTAATACGTCCTTCATAATCAATTTCTCACGACTATCTCGCATTTCTGCAGCTGCTTTTAACATATCATTTTTAGTTTTATCAGCCGCATCCTTAGCTTGCGCTTGGATTCTCTGCTCTTCAATAGTAAGCTGCTTACCTTTTAGCATCGCATCAACCTGATCTTTCTGTGCCTTGCGTTGCTGATCTGCTTCCTTGATAGCCACTTCACGTTGTTGTAGCTGGAGCATCGGATCTTGAGCTTGTTGTGCAGCTTGTTGTTGGGCAACTTGTGCTTGGTTCTGTTGTAGAACTTGCTGGGCTGCTTGCGCAAGTAATGGTGCCAACTTAGCTTCAAGCGCTGGGTCCATCTCAACTTCTTCCCCTGCCTCATCGTATTGAGGTGGTAGAGATATACCAAGACGTTTTTCAATTTCAATACGATACTGAAACCCTAAGTGTTCAGCAATATGCGCTTGCATCGCAGCCTGCATCTGTGGCGCCTG